TAGCGCCTGCTTGTCTCGGATAGGATCACCCATAGGCAGAAGGGCCGTCTGTATCTCTACGCCTACCCCTGTCTGCTCATCCTCATAAAACTGGTACAGATCGGTGCCAGTAGAGCCGTAGAGGTTCAAGAATCCATCACTTACTGATGGTACAACAAAGTAGCAGTCGGTAAGCTGATTGGTGAAGAACCACTTACGCTCAAAGAACGCCGCCTGTATCCAGCGGAAGGTGCCATTGTCGTTGTAGCGGAAGTTGTAGACCGCGCAAAGAATGTTGTTGATAAGGCACTGCCCACCGCTAATTTGGCTATTAAAGTCTATAAGCGGGAATACGCCATCTAGCGGGTCACTAATCTTGGTTGTTGTAGCGCCTACTAAGGCGTACACGCCATACTCGTTCATAAAGAGGACTGAACGAAAGTACGGGAAGATAGCGTGTTTAAGGTTAGAGCCTACCGAAGCAGAGACGTTGGTATTGGTAAATAGCGTCTCTCCAGTGTTGGAATCCACCCGCACATCTGAAAAGACGTTGATCGAGTCCTCACCAAAAATATAGAGGAAGTTGTTAGCCGCTAAAATACGAAAGATGTTTGTTCGCAACGTAGAATCTGAGATGGTCAAAAAGCCAGAAGAGATGCTATAGAAGTCGTTGTAGGTGTCTGCGGCGGTGTAAAACACTGTTCGATCACTAGCAATCCAAGCTCTGCCTGAGAACGTGGCTATGTCAATGCCATTCTGGTCTAGGATCGTGCAAGTTGCGTTGGCATTGGAGCCAGCACCAGAGATTGTGATGCTAGGAGCCGAGGTATAGCCTATTCCAGCCTCGGTAAGAATGATTTCTGAGACTACGTTGCCAATTAGCACTACCTCGCCGGTAGCCGTAACGCCGTTTGCTTGGCTTGGGGCGCTAAAAGTGACGGTAGTGTTGGATGCTAGGTAGCCAGAGCCGCCATTATTGACCGTAATGCTGTTGACCGCCCCTATGTCGTGAAGATTTACGCCGTCCCAGGTCTTATACCCGTTGTTTGGGTCAATAATTAATGCACGTTCATTCTTCCACTGCGTAATTGCTACGCCTGAGTTGGAAAACGTGCCTGCATTAGCTATGTTTCCCGTGGAACCAGTCGTAATGTTGACGTAGTTAGCACTGCCATTGTCGTTAAACGACAGTACATACTCGTTGTTGTTGATGTTTACTGAGCCTAGAAAGGCTGTATTTGCCGTCCAAGTGACGTTTGCGAGTTCTTCATTAGCCGGAACGGTCTTAAGGTTGCCAAAACCTATAGGCATGGCGTTTTCTAGCCAACCAAACTCTCCGTCTCCGATCACGGTACGGGAGTTTTTGGTGTTTACACCCTTGAAGTCTTTGACTACGGCATAACTTTTCTTCTGCTCTACCGCAGCCATGTCAGTACCCCGCTATGTAAGGTGTCGGTAGTCTGCGCGTAAATGAAGTATTTAGTGCCTGGAGAACGTGTTTTTTGTACTCCTGGTTGAAAATCTCTGCTTCTCCGTAGGACTGCTCCTGATACTTGGCTAGATAAGCCGCATAGAACGGCACTGCCTCGGTAAAAGGAGAAGGAAGCGTCTCTACAGGGCTGGAGTCAGTCAAATCTTCAGCCTCAACAACCGTATCAATCTCGCAGGCATAGTTTTGATCTGCCGTGGGAGATATATAAATCTTTTTTGGCCCGTACATAGAAAAGCCAATGGGCCTGCCTGTATAGGTCTGCCAATAGCGCAACTGAGCATTAAAGTCAGTCCAGGGCAAATAGTACAAAGGTATACGGGTATTCCCCCAATAGAGGATTACATTCAGTACATCTAGGGTTCTTACGCCTTCTGGCAGAGCAGAGAAGTCTATAACCTCTGTGCCAGTAACAATTGTGTGGTTCTGAAGAACGCGATTGCACCCCGTGTCTTGCACTAGGTGTCCACGACCATCGTTGATGTAGTCAGTTAGTTCGGCATTTGTCCAGAAGTTTGCATTAACATCATGCAACAATCGCCGGGTTTCTGTGATGTAGCCCGATAGAGTGGTTGCCATATCTACTCATTGCTTGATAGTTCTGCAACTTTCGCCGCAACCCGTGCTTTAGGCATGGGCGCGGCTACTCGTTCCACCACCGGGGCTGACAAGTGGACGGTTTTGGTCGAGGTAGATGAAAACGAAAACTCAGCCATCCTGTTTTTTGCGGCAGGAAAGTCAGTAGACATCTTCATCCATCCTAGTCTTACAAAATACGGCTCTTTATTGTCATCGCCATAACCAAATACATGTTTTGCAACAATCTCGGGTATCTGCACCTCTTTATTGGGCAGAAACTCATAAGAAGTCCCATCGTAAGAATCTACGAGGGGTTCTACGCCATTGTTGGTCACATATAAGTCGCTCATAGCGTGACAATATCTCCATAAACGTAAATATCAGCAGTAGCCGCAGCACCTTGAGGCGTAGTCAACGACAGATAGATGCTCTTAACCGTAAGAACATCACCGCCAGAGGTATAGCCAGAAGCCACAGTCAGGTCAACAAACTTACCAGAAGCCGTAAGACCGCTATAGACCTGGGAGTTGGCTACGATTGCCGTTCCACCCTTGCTCACTGCGGGGTAAATGCCTCCAGCAGCCGTGCTTAGGCTGATGGAAGCATTGGTAGCCACAATGCGACGAATGATGTACTTGGCAGGCGCCGAAAAGATGACGATCTGCTGATCGCCAGTGGAGTTCATGTTTGCGCTAATCAACTGTCCCAACAGAATCTGACCGAATCTGTTAGGTAGTTGGTTGCCTACCTTGTTAGCGTCCATGATGCCTCCTTAAGCGTAGGTTGAGCCAGCAGGTTCGCCACCGTTAATCGTTACTACGTTGACAGTAGCATTGCCGCTGCCAGCATATTCACGAAGACGCACGTTTACGCCATCAGAAATGACCAATCCACCAGTGCCACCGGCATACACGTTCGCAAAGGCATTACCGTTGGAATTGTTGTTTACCTGAATTGCTACGTTAGCAGTCGGGTAAACATAGTACGTTCCAGCAGCAACAACAGTTGACGAGGAGTTTGCTACAGCAATGGTGCTTGCTTGGAAGTAGGCACCGTCACTGTTTGCATTGGCACCAGCAAGAAGGATTTTATTAATCGCTAAAGACATGATTTTTCCTCCTTACAGGCTAAGTGAGTTATAGCCCGTGATCTTCGTCATGGCTTTAGGCTTAGTATTGACGAGTTCAGCAATCATCAACACAGCGCCGACATAGCCAACTTGGAAGTTGGGCAGGGTGGACTCAAAGCCAGTAAACGCAAACGAAGCCTGCTCATGGATGTACATGGACAGATAGTTCGTGTTCAACAGGTAGAGAGTACCTTCTGGGCAGTACGGATCAGGATAGATCGGCACACCAGCAACCATCAGGGCGCGGAACGCAGCCTGGGGGCCATTGGCATCACCATCAAATCCAGAACCCGGGGTAATCATGTAGTTCTCTTGGCCTACATAGTCTTGAGCCAAGAGAGTCCATGTACCGAAGCCGCAAACACCAAAGGTCGGAACCTCTGCGCCGTTTTTCACAGTACCCGAAATGTACTGGAGGACGTTTTGGCGAGTGGGGTTTACAGAGCCAGCAGCGTACTGCTTACTCTTCCACCAAGTGTCCGTGCTTCGGTTGATGTTTCCGTAGGTTGCAGTGCCTGTACCATCATCCACCGCAGCAGGCAGTCCAATGAACTGTTGCTGGTTTGAGGTGTTGGTGTACAGGGCAGTAGCCATCGCATCCATCATCACGTTGGTCGCATCGTTCATGCGAGCCTCGATAAGAGGGATAATGGCGTAGTCTTGCTGCACCGCACCTTCCATACCGAGAAACGGTACGGGGGAGATGAGCAGCTTCAGGTTAAACTCTGCCTGATAAGCACCCTGTTGGACGCTAGGCTGGGCAAAGGAGCCTGAGTAGTCAGACCACTGCGCGTTGACAAACTGGGAACCCTGAACAGGCACCGTCACCGAGGACACACCGCCGGAAGCGGTTTGGCTGTTGGCAATAAGCGCCGCCATCAAGGGCGTCGAGTTGTAGATTTGTACGACCAACTTCGGGATAAATGCCCGACGAGTGACATAGGTCAACTCGTTGTACTGACTAGTACCCGAAGCCGGAAGGATGCCGCCACCTATAGGCATAATTTACCTCCGAAGTTTTCAATAAGCCCCATATTCACTACAGTCCAATCGGCCTTGGATTCTTGCGAAGTTCAGCCAAAGCCGCCGCAGCGTTTTCACGCGCTGCACCTACTGGATTCTTCATGTATCCCTTAATGTCCATCCGAGACATCACAGGTTGAGGGAAACCAGACGATACGGGCGTTGCAGACTCTTTCATCCACTTCCAGTAATCGGCAGCGGTTTCGTGATTAGCAATGCCCTTTTCGGTCATAATCTTCTCAATCTCTTTGATGTCTTCTTCTGACTGCGCCATACCCGCCTCTTTCAGCGAGTTACGGCGCTTTGCCAGTTCCTCTTTGACTTCTTTCTGACGCAACTTAGCCTCGAGTTCCATGACACGCTTCTCAGCGGCAGAAACTCGCAAGTTTGTTGCTTCTTCCATCTCAATCTCAGGAACGGGAAGGTCGGGATGTACCTTCTTAGTCAGGCGCAGAAAGTCTTTGCGCGTAGCTGGATCTTCCGACAAACGCTTGGAAAGCGCCGCCAGTTCGCTAATTGCTTCTGGTGAATAGTTCTCTAAACTCATAATTAGCCCCTTTTATGGTCTAGATGACTTTTTTAGTGTCACCGGGTTTGCTCATCGTCATCTGGTTGCGCTTACCAGTTTTGGAAGCGTTGTCCAGACCACCCATCACAGAAAAACGGGGTGTATTGACGATCTGACCATTTTGCTGCGAATTGTCGGTAGGGCGACGAGGTTGCAGCGCACCTTTTGGCTTAAAGAGTTCCATAATTTCTCCTAGATGGGAAGAGGTGGTGCGGTTGTACCCGCAACAGGCGCTTGAGCAATTGCTCTCTGACCAGGCGTAGCGCCACCAGCCTGGGGGAGAGTTTGGATCAAATTCATAATTTCAGCAGGCATCAGTTCGCGGGTCTTAGCCTCACGCTCACCGAACTGCTTGGTAATGTCCATTACCACCTGCTCCAGAGTCTTGCCTTCTGGCGATTCCATGCCAAAGACTCCTAGAGCCTGTTGGAGCATATCGAGTGCCATCATTATGTTAAGTTTGGCTTGCTCCTGATCGCCCTTCTGGGGTTCGGGAGTAGTCATAGGACTAGCCATAGGAGCCGTAGTCTCTTCTTGCATAGAAGGGGGCGGCGTAGGCGCACCAGGGGTCATTCCCTGATCTGCCTTAATCATGTCCATCATGTCTTTTGAACCAATTGCCATACTCGACTCCTATCTTGCGCTAACGGTAGATAACAAATATCTATCGTGTCAACCACAAAAAAGGGGCAAAATCACTTAGCCCCTCGTTAGCTACGCTTAGTTTTGCGTGGCTCAGTGCGTTTTGCAGGGTATTTAGTCTTCTGGTACATAGTTATCCTCTCTTCATTCCTCGGGATTGATTAGTGCGTAGAGTAGCACCTCTTGGCTGACTACGGATGTAAGCCATAGATGCTGGTTTGTTTTCAGAGGCAA